CGAAGTGGGAGATAGCGCAGACGCAGTGATCGTCCCTTTGGAGACAAGTCAGCACACTGGGTAATTTCCTATCTCGCTTGCGAGACTGGAATATCGCCGAGTTCACTGCTGGCAGAAGAACCAAGAATGCTATTTACAATGTTGGCGTATCTTCGTTGGAGAGCCATTCATCTAGGGAAGTAGTATCGGTGCATGGCAGGTCTTAGTCGAGGTGGCAACTTCTCAAGTCGTGATGATTTCACGAAGCCTGTCAAAATTGAAGGCATCATGGAATATCTCCGTGAGCAATCCAAGACTTACCCTGAGTTTGACAAACAAGCACGACTTGCTGGGCAAAGCGTTGCTCAACTATTAGTTGTAGCAGCCACTTTTGAAGCTGCATCAGTGACTCGTAATCGCCAAGCGTTGGAAGTCATGAAGGGTATGAAGGCAAGCCGTGACCGTATTCCAACTATCAAACTTGCAGAGAACTCAGCATTCCAATCAAAGTCAAGGAAGTTCAGTTCCTCTTACAACATCAAATCCCATCGAAGAGTAAAACGTAAAGTCACTAGAGGAGATGTGTTCTTTGGTGCCGAGTTTGGTGGTGGCTCACATGGGTCAAGCAATCTCACTGTGGCTGGGGCTAAGTCCCGTTCCGGCACTGAGATGCCTCGCAAGGGTGGGGGTAGGACTACCCAGTTTCTACGCCATCGTGGGCGTTCTGGTTACTTCTTTTGGCCTGCTGTTCGTAAAAACAAAGCCAATATAGCTACAGAGTATTTGGCTGCAATCCAAAAGGTTCTCAATGTTTTGGCTGATCCAGGTACTGGCAAATCTGAATAGTTGACTTTGCCTGTGGTTTCGCTAACCTGTAGATAGGGAGGCGTTCATGGTTGTCTATTTTGATTCAGTCAAATCTATCCAACCGAAGCCGTTCGCCTCTAATTGGGATGACCTCAAAGAGCGTTTGATGCACCATGAGGAGAATGCCAACAAGTCTGATGGTGCGTTGTGGTCGCCTGTTGAGTATTACCAAGGTAGGACTAGAGGCAACACTGCTGTTCGATTCATTGAAGCATTGGTTGTTGACATGGACGGTGAATCGTTTGCCAACGCCAACCTAGACGGCTATGAGTATCTTGCCTATTCAACATACTCGCATCGACTAGATGATCCTCACTATCACTTAGTTCTGCCATTGGGTGAGCGTGTGCCAGCAGGATTGTGGCGATCCGTGTGGGCTGAACTCCATGAACGGCTTAACCTCCAAGGCGACCCTGCAACCAAAGACCCTGCTCGTATCTTCTATCTTCCACAACATGCCCCAGATCAACCTTGGGAGTTCCACGAACAATCAGGAACATTAATTGACACCGACTTCATATATGAACCTGCTCCTAATCCAACACCAACATCGCCACGTCAATCAGTTCAGCCTCGACGCAAGCGTGTTGTTCATGTTGAGATGGATGATGCTTGGTGGGATGCTGGCAAACCTTCAACACGCTATGCGCACCTTAAAGGTCAAGCAGTGTGGAAGGCAATGGCTAATGATTTCAGTGTGATGGTTGCCGAGTACCACGAAGCCGTGCGCTTGGCTAGTCAGGATGTCATCTAGAATTGTTGCATGGCTGGTGAACGCACATTCGTTGTCAAGTTCGTTTCCGATATATTTGGTGCCACCAAAGGTATTAAACAAGTTGGTAGTGATTTAGGCAAACTCGGTAACGAAATCAATACTGGTGTCGGTTCCAAGATTAAAGACCTCATGCCGTCGTTCAAGCAGATGGCTGCCACAGCAACGGTTGCCTTCACAGCAGTCAGCGCAGCTGCATATAAAGCAGTTCAATCTGCATCAAACTTGGCTGAATCACAATCAAAAGTTGATGTCGTGTTTGGTGATTCTGCTAAGAGTGTGCAAGATTTTGCTAAGACAACGGCCACTTCTATCGGTATTACTAGGCAAGCAGCTCTTGAAGCGACTGGCACTTACGGCAACCTATTTCAAGCGTTTGGTGTAGGTCAAGATAAAGCATCAACAATGAGTACAACTTTGGTCACGTTGGCTGCTGACTTGGCTTCATTCAACAACACAACTGTTGATGATGCAATTCTTGCATTGCGTTCTGGATTATCTGGTGAAACAGAACCGTTGAAAAAATATGGTATTGCTATCAATGATGTTCGATTGAAAGAAGAAGCTCGCAATATGGGGCTATATTCTGGAACAGGCAACCTCAGTGTTTTGGCAAAAACTCAAGCGTCGTATGCTCTGATTCTCAAAGACTCAACTTTGGCTCAAGGAGACTTTGAACGAACTAGTGGTGGTCTTGCTAACCAGCAAAGAATCTTGAAGGCACAGTTGTCAGATGTGGTTGCTCAGATTGGGTCTGCATTAATTCCTGCCTTCTTGGGTGCTGTGTCATTCATCAACGAAACAATGTTGCCAGCCTTCCGTGATTTTGGTACAGCCTTGCAAGAAGGTGGTTTGGCTGGTGGGTTTGATTTCATCGCAACAAGGTTCAAAGAAGCAGCACCAAAAGTTCTTGATGCCTTAGGTGACATGATCACACAGGCTGTTCAATGGATTGGTTCTACTGGTCTTCCAATGTTGTATGCCGGTATCAACAATCTTGCTACTTCTTTGACTGGTTGGGTTGAGCCTCGAATACCAATGTTCATTGACAGTCTTACAAAGTTCTTGATGGCTGGATACAAATGGATATACACAAAAGGATTGCCACAGTTGCTTGAAGCAGTTCAATCTTTGGGTGATACGCTTGCCAGTTTTGTTGGTAAAGCTGCACGTCAGTTACCTGCACAGTTGGTTGACATGCTTGCAACAATCGGTGCATGGGTTATGTCTGAAGGCATCCCAGCGTTGCTAGGTATGGGTTTGCGTCTTGCTGGTTCTCTTGTCAAGTGGGCTGGGACGATTGGTCTTCAGTTAATTGCTGGGTTGGGTGGGGCTGTAGTGGCATTGGTTGCTGCCTTGCCTGATTTGTTTGTTGGGTTTGTACAGGGTTTAGCAAACATTGCTGTCAGTGCAGTCAAATGGTTTGTCAGCAAGTTTGATGATATGAAAACTGCATTGGCAGATGTAGCAGTGGCTGTTGTCAATACTTTGATTGATGTGTTCAACAAGATTCCGTTGATCCCAAACATTGACAAGATTACTGTTTCCACAAAAGGACTTGGTAGCCAGGTGACGGCAACTGCTATTGACTTGGGTAAGATCAATGCTCGATTTGGTGATGTTGTTGCAACCACAAAGATTGTGAATCCGGCTGTGAAGGCTGTGACTACTGAGACAACGAAATTGGATACTGCTACTGGTGGGGCATCTAAGAAGTTGAAGGATGCAGTGACCAAGTTGAAGGAATACACCGATGCGTTGAAGTCATCTCATTCTGCTCACAAGGCATTCACTAATGCTCAGAAGGCTTCGATCAAAGCTGGTGAATCTTTGACTGAGGCAAACACCAATTTGGCTACAGCTCAGGATGCGTTCAATAAGGCTGTGGCTGGGTATGGTGCTGATTCACCTGAAGCGAAGAAGGCTGCTCATGAGTTGGCTGTGGCTCAACGTGATCTTGAACGGGCTGGGTACAACGTGGAAGGTTCGTTGTTTGCTGTTGCTGATGCTGAAGCGGAATTGAAGAAGGTTCGTGCTGATCCTGCGTCAACTCCTCAAGCAATTCGTGAGGCTGAAATTGCGTTGGCTGAAGCAAAGTTGTCTAGTGCTGACGCTATTGATTCCCAAACTGAGGCGACTGATGGTTTGACTAAGGCAACTGGTTTGTTGAATGATGCAGTGTTTGGTGCTTCTATTGGTTCTGAAATCTTCAAAACTTTATCTAAAGAATTGACTGATGCAAAAGAGAAGCAGGCTGATGCTGTTGATAATGTGACTGAAGCGATTGAGCGTGAGGCTGAAGCACTAGATAAATATCGTGATGCGATTGAGGCTGCTGGGAAGATTGCTGATAAGTATCCAAAGGTTGTGGCTGCTAATCCGATGGCTGGTGTTGCTGATGTTATTCCTGAAACTGTCACTGGCAACTCGACAGGATATAACCCTAATGGCACTCCAATTACTGTCAATGTGACTGCTGGCATGATTACCGATAAGGACACGCTTGCACTTGAATTGAGTGATTTGTTCACTGAGTTTGCTCGTAAGAATGGTGGTAATGCCCTTCGTGGAATTGGCTTCTAATGGCTAAGGCTACGAAGTGGGGTTCTACTTACAAGGTGTTGTTGGATGTTGGCTTCTTGGCTGATGCGTTTATTTTGGATTCAAGCAAACTTGATGGCACTGATTCATTGAATGGTTCAACATCTTTTGTGGACATCACAGAGTATGTGACGAATATCAATATCAATCGTGGCCGTGCTACCCAACTTGATACATTCCCGTCGTCCAGTTGTACTATCTCAGCTGATGATCGTGCAGCTGCTCGATACTTTGATCCGTTGAATACAGCGTCAGAGTGGTATTCGGGTGGGACTGTTGGTATCGCACCACGTCGCCAATTTCAGGTGTACGGAGGAACAGCTGGTACGACTGCAATGTTCACAGGATATGTGTACGACTTGAATATGGACTATGCGGAACCGAACCTGTCAACTGCAACGATTGTGGCTACTGATGCGCTCGGGCAACTGGGTCAAACCGTGCTGACTGCATTCAACCCTTCATCACAACTTACCTCTGCCCGTGTGTCAGCAATCTTGGATCGACCAGAGGTATCGTTCTCGACTGCATTGCGAAACATTGAGACAGGGTTGGCAACGTGTGGAACGGTTGCGTATGAGGATGCGACGAATGTGTTGACTGCGTTGCAGGATGTGGCGACGGCTGAGGGTGGGCGTTTGTTTGTTGATCGTTCTGGGGCTGTGCAGTTTGATGCTCGGATTGCGACTTCGTTTGGTACGGCTGTGGCTTCGTTTGGTGGTACGGCTGGGTTGCCGATTCAGTCTTTGGCGAATGTGTATGGGGCTGAGACGGTGGTGAATCGTGTGGCTGTGCAGATTGATGGTGGTACGGCTTCGAGTATTGCCAATGGTACGGCTTCTCAAACTGAGTATGGGATCAAGGCGTTGTCGTTGACTGGGGTTCCGTTGGCTTCTGATGCTGCTGGGTCTGCGTTGGCGTTGTCGTTGTTGACACGGTTCCAGGAACCTGTGGTCAGGTTCTCGGAGATGGATGTGTTGTTGGGTGCGTTGACTACAGCACAACAGCAAACGATGGCAGGGTTGGAGATAGGCGATATTTTGTCGGTCACTAAACAGTTTGCTGTTGGTACACCGGCAACGGTCACACAGAATGTGGTTGTCGAATCTATTCGCCACAGCATCAACCCGTCACGACATACCGTCACTATCGGGATGGGTCAAGTCCAACTCGTGATACCGTTTATCCTAAACACGTCAGCCCTCGACGACACCGACTACGCACTACAATAGGAGCATTATGGCACTACGACCCAGTTTCACTCCAGGCGACACGCTCACTGCTGCGAATATGAATATCGTGGCTAATAGCCTTATCGCTGTTTCAGCTCAAACAGGTACCGCATACACCATCGGCACAGCAGATGTTGGCAAACTTGTGACACTCAGCAATGTGGCTGCACAAAGTATCACAGTGCCAGCTAACTCATCTGTTGCGTTTGCCATAGGTGATCAAGTTAACTTCATAAACCTTTCAACTGGTACAGCAACTTTTGCTCCTGCTGGCACAGCAGTCATTCGTTCTGCTGGAGCAAAGTTGAAACTTGCCGATCAATACGCTGTTTGTACCGTACTCAAGATCGACACCGATGCTTGGGTGATGGTCGGCAACGTCAAGGCGTAGCCATGCAAGTCCTTGCAGGCGTAGGTGCAGGTGCTAATCCACCTGCCACAGTTGAATACCTTGTCATCGCAGGTGCTGGCGGTGGTGGTGGTCAAAATGCTGGTGCTGGCGGTGGCGGTGGTGCTGGCGGTTATTTGACTGCTGCAAGTTTTGCTGTTTCTGGTTCCTTTACTGTCACTGTTGGCGGTGGCGGAGCAGTTAGAACAAGCGGTTCTAACTCTGTTTTTAGTTCTATCACCTCAACAGGTGGTGGACGTGGTGGAACTAGTGCTAATGGTTCAACAGGTGGTTCTGGTGGTGGTGGTTCATGGGATACAACCAATCAATCTGGCGGTGCAGGAACTTCTGGACAAGGTAACGCTGGTGGTGATGGAAACGGTATCAACGGTGTTTATGGTACTGGTGGTGGTGGTGGTGGTGCAGGCGGTGCTGGAGTGCAACCACCAGGTCAAGGTAGTGGTGGAACCGGTGGTGTCGGATTGGCTAGTTCGATTACTGGTTCGTCAGTAAATTATGCTGGTGGTGGAGGTGGCGGTACTGTTCTTGGTGTTGCTGGCACAGCGTCTTTTGGTGGCGGTGCTGGTGGTAGTTCTACTGGCACATCAGGTACAGCAAACACTGGTGGCGGTGGTGGCGGTGTTGGCACTGGCACACCAGGCACTGGCGGTTCAGGAATTGTCATCATAAAATATGCTGACACTTTTGACGATCTATCTTCCATTCCTGGTGGATTGACATACGCAAGAACAACCCCAGCAGGATACAAAGTTTATACATTCACTGCTGGTACAGGAACTGTGACTGTCTAATGGCACATTATGCATTTCTAGATAGCGACAACAAAGTCACACAAGTAATAGTTGGTCGCAACGAAGATGAAGTAGTTGACGGCATCTCAGATTGGGAAGCACACTACGCAGAAGTAATGGGGCAACCCTGTGTGCGCACTTCATATAACAACCGTATTCGCAAACAGTATGCAGGTGTTGGATTCACTTACGATGCAGATGCAGATCAGTTTGTTTCACCACAGCCATACTCGTCGTGGACATTAGATTCCAATAACGATTGGCAGGCTCCAACTGCAAAGCCAAATGATGGGAAGATATACAGATGGGTCGAATCATCTCTCGGTTGGGTCGAAGTCGCTATCTAGTTATTTTGCCAGCGTTGTTGGCTACGGTTTGGTCGTTTGTTTCGCCGGTATCTGCTGATCCGATACCTGGTTTGAATGCGACTTATTACGCAATAGATACCGTACTTCCCACACGATCTGATGACATTTATGTTGAGTGTGGTTCGGAGATTGAGAACAACATCAATCGAAGCTATGACGGTGAGCCGTATCTAGATTGCACGAACGATCTGTTCATGGTTCATATGACAGGCTTCATCACCATCCCAGAGCATCAGACGATTGAGTTTTGGTTGGCTTCTGATGATGGTGGCACGATCAATATTGATGGGAACGAGTGGGGAAACTGGTGGGATCAGGGTTGCTCGGCCACTGAATCGGGACAGATAGACATTAGTGCAGACACACATTCTTTGGATTTGTGGATGTACGAAGATGGCGGAAGCACCTGTCTAATGCTTGCTTGGAACATTGACAACCAAGGCTGGGCAATGGTTCCCGATGAAGCATTCACCACCGACTATCAGCAACCACCAAATACCACTATTCCTGACACAACTATTCCTGACACAACTATCCCTGACACGACGATTGCGGAGACAACAACAACATGGACTACCAGTACCACGACAACTTCTACGACTGTCGCACCAACAACTGTTCCTGCTACAAACCCATCAACTACTACGACACCTCAAACAATTTACATACCCCCACCAGAGCCAACGATGCCAGAGCCACCTGCAACGGTGCCTCCACCACCCACAACAATGCCAACCCCACCAGCGACCATCCCTGAACCACCAGATAAATTGCCAGCCGTACTAGAACCACTGTTCCCCCCTATCCCTGACACGATGCCAGAACCGCCTGACACTATGCCAGAACTACCAGCAACGATACCGACAATCCCTTTGCCCCCAGACACAATGCCCCCACCCCCAGACACCCTGCCCTTGCCCCCAGACACCCTGCCAGAAGCACCACAAGCCCCCGAGACGAGCCAACCAGCCGAAGACGCAGAACTCCCACCCATCACCGATGAGGCTGTAGTCGAAGCCCTAGCCAAGATCGAGCAGGCAACGGTTGAAGAAGTCAAAGCCATCGTCACCGAGCTGCTCACCCATGCCCTGACCACCGACCAAGCCGTCTCCATCGCATCCGAGCCGGCGGTGTTGGCGGTGTTGACGAATGAGGAAGCAGCACAAGTATTTGAGCAGGTTGCGGTTGAAGAACTGACAACCGAGCAGGCAGTTGAATTAGTTGCAGCAGTGCAAGATGCACCATCATCTGTGCGTAAAGCATTCGAGGCCGTGTTGAATCTGTTCCAAGGTTTTGCTGATGATTATGTGATGACGAACCAAACTGTGCCAATCAAAACTCGACGTGCGCTGATCGCCTTGGGTGCTGTATTCTTGGTGTCAGCCCCTGCACCAACACGAAGGAATCGGCGATGAAGATATGGGGTGAGTTCCATGCGTTGCTGTGGACTATCGCTGCATCTGTCA